GCAAGAAAGATTGCTTTAAACTCCGCATATGGTGCTGTTGGTAATCAATACTTTAGATACTATGACGTAAGACAGGCCAGTGCAATCACCACAGCAGGCCAGTTTATCATTCGTTTTATAGAAGAAAAGGTTAACACATATTTAAATAATATATTAAAGACACACGATAAGATAGATTATATCGTGGCTTCAGATACAGATTCAATCTATGTTACATTAGATAAACTTGTAGAACATACTTGCAAAGATAAAACGGAAGACCAGATTTGTAATTTCATAAACAAAGTTGTTGACAGTAGAATAGAACCATTTTTAAATAAGTGTTTTGAAGAACTTGCAGATTACACAAACGCATTTAAGAACTGTATGGTAATGAAACGAGAAGTAATTGCCAATAAAGGTATATGGGTGGCTAAAAAAAGATATATGTTAAACGTATTAGATGAAGAAGGCGTTAGACTTTCTGAACCTAAGTTAAAGATTATGGGTATTGAAGCTGTTAAATCTTCAACACCACAAGTATGTAGAGGTAGAATTAAAGAGGCCATTCAGATTATAATGAAGAAAGACGAAGAAACATTACAAAGTTTTATTGCTGATTTTAAAAAAGAGTTTTTTACTATGTCGGCCGAACAAATATCTTTTCCACGGTCTTGTAATAATATGAAGAAGTACTATGATAGTAATAGTATCTTTTCTAAAGGCACACCAATACACGTTAAAGGAGCTTTGATATATAATCACCAGATAAAACAGTTTAAACTATCAAACAAATATCCTTTTATACAAGAAGGAGATAAGATTAAATTTCTTAAACTAGTTGACGCTAATCCATTTAAATTTGATGTAATTAGTTACATTACTACACTACCAAAAGAGTTTAAATTACAACAGTATATAGATTATGAAACACAATTTGAAAAAACATTTTTAGATCCAATGAGATTTATATTACAGTCTATTGGTTGGTCACAAGAAAAGAAAGCAAACTTAGAGGCATTTTTTCAATGATGAATTGGGTATTTTATGCATTACCAAAAAATAAAAGAATACATTACCTTGTTTGTTTATGGTTATCTTTAGTAGTTATACCATTTTTATTTCCTGAAAAATATAGTCTTAATATTACGCAGTCAGCTATAAATTTTTTATGTTATGATATTTTATATTATTTTTTATTAATAAGAGGACACTTTGATAGATGATACCATTTCCTAATAAAAAATATAAAGTAATTTATGCTGACCCGCCTTGGTACTTTAAATCATATAGTAAAAAAGGTGAAGGAAGAAATGCTACACAACACTATGATTGTATGAAGATTGAAGATATTAAAAATTTACCAGTTAAAGATATATCAGAAAATGATTCAACCTTATTAATGTGGGTAACAGACCCTTTTTTAAAAATGTCATTTGAAGTTATTGAGTCTTGGGGATTTAAATATAAAACTGTGGCATTTACCTGGGTGAAAACTAATAAAAAAAGTCCAGGATATTTCAAAGGTTTAGGTTATTGGACAAGAGCCAATCCTGAAATGTGTTTGTTAGCAACTAAAGGCAAACCAAAAAGAATAAACAATGGAGTAGATCAACTTGTTGTTTCTAAATTAAGAGAACATTCAAAAAAACCTGATGAAGTTTATGAACGTATTGAAAAATTATTAGAAGGACCTTATATAGAATTGTTTGCTCGTAATAAAAAAAACAATTGGTCTAGTTGGGGAAATCAAGTATGAAAACTTTAAACAAAGAACAGGCGCTACATTGTGCTAAAATATTTAAAGATTATTTTGGCGGGTTTAATCGTATTGATGATTATATGAGAGATCAAAAATTGGCCTCTATAAAAAATATTCCTACTGGATTACCAGGTATGAGTTTAGAAGATGATTTGTTTTCTGATTTTACAATGTCACCTAAAGATATGAAACTAGAAGTATTAGAAATAGATAATGTTACTTGGGACACTTGTATTAATATGATTTCAAGCCATAGTAATATGGTAAGTATTCCTGGTAAAAATTTAAAACTAGCAGTCAAAGAAATGACAACTAATAAGTTTGTAGGGTTTATAAGATTGGCTTCACCAGTTATTAATATGAAACCTAGAAATGAAATGTTAGGTAATACTCCTGATCTATCACAGTTTAATAAAACGGCCATTATGGGATTTGTTATAGTGCCGTCACAACCTTTTGGTTATAATTATCTTGGTGGTAAATTGTTGGCAGCTATTTGTTGTAGTCATAAAGTAAGAGAGATGATGAATAGAAAATATAATATGAACTTATGTTTATTTGAAACTACAAGTTTATATGGTAATAGTAAATCATCAAGTCAGTATGATGGTATGAAACCTTATGTCAGATACAAAGGCCTTACTGATAGTGATTTTATACCTATGTTACACGGATTACCTTTTGAAAAATTAAAAGACTATGTCCAGAATATAGTAGGTGATCTAGTAAAAGAAGATGCGTCAAGTAAGAAATTAAAATTAACCAATGCAATTGTAGGTTTAATCAAACGATCTTTAAAAGAAGATAAGGCAGAATTAGAAGATTTTAATAAAGTTATCAACAACGCAAAAGACTTGACAGAACAGAAAAGATACTATATAAGCCATTATGGTATTAAGAATTATATTGATATAGTAAATGGCAAAACAAATACTATTATCAAAGATGATACCTACGATAAGTTTGAGTTGAATAACATAATAGAATGGTGGAGAAACAAAGCCATTACTAGATATGAAACATTAAAAAAGGAGAACAGAATAAGAAATGAGATTGAGATTTGGACAAAAAATAAAGACTTACAAATCATACGATAAAGAAATGATTTATATAAATAAACTTATAACATACTTGATGTGATGGTGGAAGAAATTTTAACAAATAGAGAGATGGATAAAAATAACTTACTAATACACAAGCACTTAATTATTCGTGCTGAAGTAAAAAACCCCCCAAAAGACGAACAGAAACTTGCCGAGTGGATGAAGCAGTTTATTTCTTTTATCAATATGAAAGTTTTAATGGGACCTTATGTTAAATATTGTCCTACACCAGGCAACCGTGGTATCACAGGTGTGGCCGTTATTGAAACAAGCCATATAGCAATACACGTATGGGACGAGGCCGATCCGGCCATTATGCAGTTTGATGTTTACAGCTGCTCAGAATTTGACCCTTATAAGATAGCAGATAAACTTCAAGCTGATTTTGAAGTAGTCAAACTAGACTATAAGTTCCTTAATAGAGAAACTGAATTGAAACCTATAAGGTTAAAAAAAGATACAATGAAAAACGTGGAAACCCATAAATATGCAAATAGTAATAATCAACAGACTTCAGAACCCACCCTATTTAATATCTCCTAACTTTCATCCAAAAGAACTTGCCAATCTAAAGGAAATGTTATATAATGAGAATATCAAATACGTATTAATATCTAGTGAAAAGGAGAACTTAGAATATGAGCAATTTTTTAAAAGACATAATTAAAGATGTAGGCAACGAGTATGCAACACTTGTAAGTGATGGCATTGACAGTGCTGATGTAACAAATTTTATAGACACAGGTTCTTATTCATTTAATGCTTTACTATCAGGCAGTATATTTGGTGGCCTTCCAGGAAATAAAATCACTGCAATCGCAGGTGAAGCCGCAACAGGTAAAACATTTTTTGCTTTAGGTATTTGTAAAAACTTTTTAGATAAAGATAAAGAAGCAGGTGTAATTTATTTTGAATCTGAAAGTGCAATCTCAAAAGAAATGATTGTATCACGTGGTGTTGATGCCACAAGAATGGTAATTGTTCCAGTTGCAACAGTACAAGAATTTAGAAATCAATCAATAAAAGTATTAGACAAATATTTAGAACAGCCAGAAGATAAAAGAAAACCATTAATGCTTGTGTTAGATAGTTTAGGTATGTTATCTACTACAAAAGAAATGGAAGATACGGCTGAAGGAAAAGAAACAAGAGATATGACAAGATCACAAATTGTCAAATCAACATTTAGAGTTTTAACATTGAAACTTGGCAGGGCAAAAGTTCCAATGATAATGACCAACCACACATATGACGTAATAGGTTCTATGTACCCACAAAAAGAAATGGGTGGTGGTTCTGGTCTTAAATACGCTGCCTCATCAATCATCTATCTTGGTAAACGCAAAGAAAAAGATGGCGACAATCAAGTGATTGGTAATATTATCCACTGTAAAAACTATAAGTCAAGGCTAACAAAAGAAAATGCACAAATAGATGTAAGACTAACATACAAAGATGGTTTAGACCGTCATTATGGTTTGTTAGAAATTGCAGAAGAAGCTGGCATATTCAAAAAAGTATCCACAAGATACGAGTTACCTGATGGCACTAAAGTGTTTGGTAAATCTATTAATGATGAACCTGAAAAGTATTTTACAAAGGAAATATTAAAACAGATAGATGAAACAACAAAGAAAAAGTTCCTCTACGGAGCCGAGTAAATATCTATTCGTTCAAAAAGACGAAGATGATTTTACTTGTATAAAACTTACAGAAGAAAAGTATAAAGGAGTCATATTCAAATATGGCGATGTTGGCTTTGCTAAAGATGAGAAGCCAGATGGTACATTGCCTATGCGATTTAAATATGATATAGTAATGAATCCTTATGACAAAGATATATCTACACAAGAATTTACAGACTATATTGGCGATATATTAATAGAACTATTAGAAAAACAATTGACAAATGGAAAAGTTGAATTTAAATAATGAACGAATAGAGATTACAGTATTACGTAATTTCATATTCAATGAAGCATTTACAAGAAAGGCCTTACCTTTCTGTAAAGAAGATTACTTCACAAATCGTAATGAACGATTATTGTTTAGAGAAATAGATATATTCGTAAACAAATATAAAAACATACCTACAAAAGAAGCTCTTGTTATAGAACTAGGTCAAAGAAAAGATATAAATGAAGATGAATTTAAATCAGTAAAAGATTTACTAGATACAATATTAAATGAAAGTGTAGACCTACAATGGTTACTAGACACTACAGAAAAGTTTTGTAAAGACCGTGCTATTCATAATGCAGTATTAACAGGCATTAAAATATTAGATAAGAAAGATCCTAAACTTACACCAGAAGCAATACCTGGTATTCTTGCAGATGCATTGGCCGTTTCTTTTGATAATCATATTGGTCACGATTATATAGAAGATGCAACAAGAAGATTTGATTTTTACCATACTAAAGAAAAAAAATATCAATTTGATTTATCTTATATGAACCGTATTACAAAAGGCGGTGTACCACCTAAGACTTTGAATATCGCATTGGCCGGTACAGGTGTTGGTAAATCTTTGTTTATGTGTCACTGTGCTTCTAGTTTTCTAACACAAGGTTTAAATGTATTGTATATTACTTTAGAAATGGCAGAAGAAAGAATCGCAGAACGTATTGACGCCAATCTTTTAGATGTAACTATGGACGATTTACATAGTATGCCTAGACAATTGTATGATGACAAGATTGAAAAAATTAGAAACAAGACTGCTGGTAAATTAATTATAAAAGAATATCCTACAGCATCAGCACACGCTGGTCACTTCAGAGCATTACTCAATGAACTTGCATTAAAGAAATCGTTTAGACCAAATGTTATCTTTATTGACTACCTAAATATTTGTTCAAGCAGTAGATTTAAAGGTGGTAATATTTCTTCGTACTTCTTCATTAAGGCAATAGCCGAAGAACTACGAGGTCTTGCAGTTGAGTTTAACTTACCAATCTTTAGTGCAACACAAACAACAAGAACAGGTTTCGTAAGTACAGATATTGGATTAGAAGATACTTCTGAATCGTTTGGTCTTCCAGCAACTGCCGACTTTATGTTTGCATTAATATCAAATGAAGAACTTGAAGCACTAGGTCAAATGAAGATTAAACAATTAAAGAATCGCTATAACGATCCATCTATCAATCGTGCCTTTATTGTAGGTGTAGATAGAGCTAAGATGAGATTGTATGATGTATCTAACAATGCTCAGAACATAGTAGATAGTAACCAAAAAGAAATACCAGTAAAAACAAGTTATGATAAGTTTTCGGATTTTAAAATATGAGTAAACAAAAAGTAAGATTTCATAGAAACGATAGGAGACCTGGCCATTTAGGTGAACAATTGTCATATGAAAAGAAGATGATTAAGAACAAAGGTGACATCTATTGGCAGGCCATTGAACAACCAACAGGTACAATCATAAGACAATCAT